GTTCATTTTCCGCCAAGGGCGGAAACTGAACGGGTGGTGGCGAGACCCATGTTTTGAGGCGGAAATGGGGGTTAAGTGGCGGCAACGCCCTACATTCGGCTGACCTTGGGTGGTGGCGCGTCGGCCCTACCGCTCGGGACGCACAAACCCTGCGCGTCATAGTCCCTGGTCAGGCCGGGTGTCTGTGAGGCGCCGCCACGGCTTCGGGCCCGGTGGTGCGCCGTCCCATTTCCGCCCAGAATGGGGGCGTGGGCACACGCAAAGCGCCGGAGGAGCACCCGGGGGGATCCTGGCGCAACCGCAGGGCGACCGAGCGCACCATCACGGCGCTGCGCCGCGGCGGTCGGCTCGAGGAGGTCGACTCCGCGGCGATCGCCCTGGCCCGCCATCTGGCCCTCGCCCTCGACGAGGTCGACGCCGCCGTGCTGCCGGCGCAGACGGCGAGCCTGGCCCGGGTGCAGTTGGCCGCCCTGCGTACGCTGAGGGGCATCGATGACGGTTCTGAGCGAGACGCGGACGTCGGCGAGCTCCTCGCCATGCTCTCTGCCCCGGTGGCAGACCCGCCGCAGCCCTGAGCGCCAGACGACGGGGCCGCGGCTGGCCCGCATCGCCAAGGTGCTGCGCCAGCCGTTCATGGAATGGCAGCAGCTCGTGGCCGACGTGGCCGGCGAGATCGAGCCCTCGACCGGACTGCCCGCCTACCGTGAGGTCCGGATCTCGGTGCCCCGCCAATCCGGCAAGACAAGTCTCATCCTCGTGGCCGAGGTCGACCGCTGCATCGGCTGGGGCCCCAACCAGCGGGTGATCTACGCCGCCCAGGACCGCAACAACTCGAGGGCCAAGTGGGAGGAGCAGGGCGAGCTCCTCACCCGCTCGCCGCTGCGCAAGGCCATGCGCATGCGCCGCCAGACCGGCATGGAGCGCATGGTCTTCGACGCCACCGGCTCGACCATCGGCATCACCGCGTCGGGAGAGAGCTCGGGCCACGGCCAGACGCTCGACCTCGGCGTCATCGACGAGGCCTTCGCCCAGAAGGACGAGCGGCTCGTCCAGGCCTTCCGGCCCGCCATGCTCACCAGACCGGCGGCGCAGATGTGGATCGTTTCGACCATGGGGGCCGAGGACTCGATCTTCCTCCACGACCGCATCGACGACGGCCGGGCCCGGGTCGAGGCCGACGAGCGGTCTGGCGTGGCCTTCTTCGAGTGGTCAGCCGGCGACGACGACGACCCCGACGACCCGGCCACGTGGTGGCGTTGCATGCCCGCCCTCGGGCGCACCGTCACCGAGGCCGTCATCCAGACCGACCACGACGCCCTGCCGCCCGAGGAGTTCGCCCGGGCCTACCTGAACCGGCGCACCTCGAGCGGCTCGGCTGTCATTGCGCTCGGCACCTGGCAGGCCGCCCGGGAGCCGACGAGCCAGGTGGCCGGCCTGCCCTGTTTCGCCATCGACGTGACGCCAGACCGCTCGCACGGCTCGATCGCCGTGGCCGGGTGGAAGCCCGATCACCGCGTCCACGTCGAGGTGGTCGAGCACCGCCCCGGCACCGAGTGGATCGTCGAGCGCATGGCCGAGCTCGACCGGCGCTGGCATCCCTGGCCCGTCGTGGTCGATCCCGCCAGCCCGGCCGGGTCGCTCCTAGTCGACCTGGCCAGCCTGGGGGTGCGTACTGAGACGCTGAACGCGAGAGACTACGCCGCGGCATGCGCGCAGTTCTACGATGCAGTTATGGGCCCCGAGCCGAGGATCGTGCACCTCGACCAGCCCGTGCTCAACCTCGCCGTCGGCGGCGCCCGAAAGCGTGTCCTCGGTGACGCCTGGGCCTGGGCCCGCAAGGTCGGCGCCGACGTCTCCCCGCTCGTCGCCGTCACGCTGGCCCGCTGGGGGCTGGTCAAGGCGGGCGACGCCAAGCCGCAGATCTTGTGAACTGGCTCCGCCGGCACCTCGCCCTCGGTACGCAGATCGCCGGCGTCGGCACGGTGGCAGTCGGTTTCGGGCTGCTCGATTCCTGGGCGGGCGTGGTGGCGGGCGGTGTGGGGCTCATTGCGCTCGGTGTGGCGAGCGAACTGGCACCGGGAGCGTGACCTAGTGGGCCTGGCACGCTTGTTGACCCGCTCGGGCCCCGCCCCGGTGCCGGCCACCGTGCCCTCTGGCGTCCAACAGGCCGCCGGGCCGCCCATGACGACCGACACCGCGCCGGGGGGGTGGTTCCCCTCGGCCGGCCGCGTGCTCAACCCGCCTTCTGAGGGCTCGGCGCTGTCCGTGCCGGCCTTCTGGCGTGGGCACGCCTACGTCTGCGGTTCCATCGGCCTCTTGCCGGTGACGGCGTGGCGTGACACCGACGAGCTCGACCCCCAACCGCCCGTGTTGCGCCAGCCCGACCCCAACCAGACGCCGATGGCCTTCTGGTCCCAGGTCACCTCCAGCCTCACGCTCTACGGCAACGCCATCTGCGTCATCACCGGCACCGACCGCCTCGGCTATCCAACGAGCCTCTACCCGGTGCACCCGCTCTATGCCGCCGTACGCTTCGCCGGCAATCCCTCTGACCCGCTCATCGCCGGCTGGTACCTGGCCGGGCACTTCTACGACCCGAGCCAGGTCTGGCACGTCAAGTCCCATCTGGCCCGCGCCGGGTGGCCGCTCGGGCGTGGCCTGCTCGACGGCGTGCCCGACGGCATCGCCATGGCCCAAGCCGTCCAGGACTACGGCGCCACGTACTTCAACGGCGGCGGCATGCCGACCGGCGTGCTCAAGGTGCACCGCCCCGAGATCACCCAGGCCCAGGCCGACGCGGCCAAGGCGGCGTGGATCACCAAGTACGCCGGCGGCAACGGCGTCGCCGTGCTCAACGAGCTGACCGACTTCAGCCCGGTGGCCTACAAGCCGGTCGATTCCCAGATGATCGAGAGCCGCCAGATGACGCTCACCGAGGTGGCGCTGATGTGGGGCCTGCCGCCGACCAAGCTGGGCTCCAACGTCGGCGGGTCGACGTATCGCAACGCCGAGATGGAGGAGATCCAGGCCCGTAACGACGCCGTCGTCCCGTGGGCCAGCCTCCTCGAGCAGGCCGTGAGCATCGAGCTCTTGCCCCGGGGCCAGCACGCCGAGTGGGACCTCGACGCCAAGTTGCGCGCCGACACGCTCAGCCGTTACCAGGCCTACCAGTTCGCCCTCGGCGGGCCCGGGCCCACCAGCCAGTGGATTCTCCCCGACGAGGTCCGCGGTCTGGAGAACCTCGACCCGATGGCCGACGCCATGGCCGACATGGCCCAGGCCGCCATCGCGAGCGCCGGCGACGAGGACGTGGCCGAGGTGGTCGGGCCCCAGGCCGGTGGGCCGGCGTCGGCCAACACGACGCCCCAGGTAGCGCCCAAGTCCGTCACCGCCCCGACCCCGAGCCCGTACTACCCGGCCCCGACGGGGCCCGCATGATGGGAGGCACCTGATGGCCGAATGGGACGCCAACTACGTCAACGACCTACCCGACTCGGCATTCCTGACGATTCTCGGCGGCGGGCACAAGGACGCCGACGGTAAGACGATGCCCCGGTCGTTGCGCTACTTCCCGGTACGCAACGCGGCCGGCGACGTCGACCTGCCCCACGTGCGCAATGCGCTCGCCCGCATCCCGCAGGCCTCGAGCCTGAGCCCGGTCCAGCGCGAGGCCGCCATGTCCAAGGCCAAGGCCCTGGCCAAGACGACGACGGTCAGCGGCAATCAGGGCGAGTACGCCGGCACGGCGGGCAGCGGGCGCTCGCGGGCCTTCGGCGAGGTGCTCGCACCCAGCGAAGGCACCGAGCTGCGCAGTTTCAGCGTGCCGCTCTCAGTCGAGTTCCGCTCCGACGGCGTCGGGCGAACCCTGCTGGGCCGGGCCGTCCCCTACGGGGCGGTCGCCGAGCTCCCCGGCGGCGTCCATGAGCGCTTCATCGCCGGGGCCTTCGCCCGCCAGATCGCCAGCGGCAACGTCGGCCGGGTGCGCCTCTTCGAGTCCCACCACGCCCGCCTCGACGGTGCGCCGCCCATCGGTAAGACCGCCAGCCTCGACGAGCGTTCCGACGGGCTCTACGGCGCCTGGCCGCTGAATGCGACCACCCGGGCCAACGACGCCCTCGAGCTGGTCCGCTCGGGCGAGGTGACTGGGCTCTCGGTCGGCTTCAAGGCCACCGAGGGCGGCAGCGTGCGCGGCCGTGATGGCGTCATCGAGCGGCGCAGCGTCCACCTCGACCACGTGGTGCTCACCCACGAGCCGGTCTACGAGGGTGCCGGCGTGCTGAGCGTGCGGGCCCAGCCGAGCGGGCCGAGCCTGGGCGACCTGCGAGCCGACCTCGAGCAGAGGAGATTGTGATGATGACCACCACCCAGATCGTGATCCTGCTCGTCGAGGTGGGCGTGATCGCCGCCGTGGCATTACTTGGTCTGCTCGGGGTGCGGCGCTAGCATCACCCCCGAGTAGCCGACCCCGTCAGTTCGGCCCCCGGCATTGTCCGGCCCCCGACCGCAAGCGGACCCGGTTCAGGAGAACGATCCTGTGCCGCACGTCCCGCGGCCAGATGGGAGGCCGAAATGCCGAACCGCCTGCTCGAGCGCCTGGGCGCCGACTACGACCAGCTCGTCAGCCAGTACGAGACGATCCTCAACCGCTGCGCCGACGACCAGCGCGACCCGACCGAGGCCGAGGTTGGCCTGATCGAGGGCCTGCGCTCCAACATGACCCCGCTGGCTGAGCGCATCCTCGAGCTGCGCGCCATCGACGATCAGCGCATGAGTACGGCCACCGCGCTGACCGAGGTCCCCGACCTGGCCGCCCTATCCCAGACCAGCGAGGGCCACTCGGTCGTCCATGTCCGCTCCGAGGAGATGGTCTACCGCCCGGCTGATGCCGGCGGCGGCGAGCGCGTGAGCTTCTTCAGGGACCTGCTCCACGCCCAGCGCGACGGCGACACCGAGGCCCGGAGCCGCCTGGACCGCCACGGACTGCAGATGCGCGCCGCGGGGACCACGGTCTCGGGCACGGGTGTCATCCCGCCCACGTGGATGTTCAACGAGTTCGCCATCATCGCCCACGGGGCGAGGCCCTGGGCCGACACGCTGCGCCGGGTCGCCATCACCGACGCCAACCCGATCGTGATCGGCAAGCAGACCGCCGGCGCGGTCATCGGGCTCCAAGGCGGTGAGAACAGCGCACCACCCGACGGCAACTTCAACGCCACGCAGTTGACCATCAGCCCGTCGACCTACACCGGCAAGGTCGATGTCAGTCGCCAGTTGCTCGACGGCTCTAACCCCGCCGTCGACGGCCTGATCTTCACCGACTGCATGGGCGCCTACAACGAGCAGGTCGAGACGGCTGTGGTGGCCGCCTTCGAGAACGCCTCGGGCTTCGCGGCGACGATCACCTATCCGGGCACCGCCCCGGTGTACGCCAACATGTTCGACGCCTTCATCGACGCCGGCGCCTCGGTGCGCAAGCACCGCAAGTCCGCCCCCAAGGTCGTCTTCTGCTCGGAGGGCGCCTGGGCCTTCATGGCCAAGGAGAAGGACACCCAGGGCCGGCCGCTGGTGACGACGGGCTACCACGGCCCGGTCAACGCCTACGGCCTGGGCGACTCGGTCCTCTACGGCCAGATCGCCGGCGAGGTGGTCGGGCTCCAGGTGATTCCCTCCTGGGCCGCGGTTGACAACCACCTCTACGTGCTCAAGGCCGACGACTCGCTGCTGCTCGAGTCGAGCACCTTCAACTTCCGCTATGAGGAGGTACTCGGGCCTGAGTCGATCCGCCTCGGGGTGTGGGGCTACGCGGCACCGGTGATCAGCCGCTACCCGCTCGGTATCGCCAAGATCGACGCCGGCACCACCATCCCCGCCCCGGCCGAGGTCGAGGAAGAGTCCAGCGCCAACGGCGAAGAGGACGAGGCCAAGTCCAACGGCGGCGCCCGGCGCGCCAACGGCGGCAAGTAGGAGGCCCCTTGGCGACGGACTGGCCGACTCACGACGACGTCTGCGTCATCCTGCGCCTGCAGGAACCTTCAGCGGACGACGCCGTCGTGGAGTCGGCCCGCCTCGCCGCCCTCGATTACGTGATCGGGCGAGTGGACCAGTCGATCAGTGGTCCGCTCGACGGCTCGGGGCCGATTCCAGACGGCCTTTACGAGGCGGCGCTGTTGTACTCAGCACGCTTCTACCGCCGGCGTGACTCTCTCGACGGCACCATCGGCTGGGGCGAAATGGGCGTCGTCCGTGTCGGGCTCGAGGACAAGGACGCCGAGAAGCTGATTGGGCGCTATAGCGCGGTCGTGGTCGGGTGAGCTGGGATCGCACGCCCTTCGCCGCCGCCCTGGCCAAGGCCATCGAGGCCGAGCTCGGTACCCTCGGCGTGACGGCCACGGTGTTCGACAAGCCGCCCTTCACGCTCAACGCGCCGAGCATCGTCATCGGGCGACCCGCCGAGGTCCGCTACTCCGAGGTGGCTTTCGGCATCGACGCGGCGAACGTCCCGGTCACCGTGGTGGCCGGCGTCGACCAGGACGAGACGGCGGCCGAACTGATCGCCGTGGTGCGCTCGGCCATTGCGGCCGACGAGAGCCTCGCCGCCGCCGTGGCGCTCTGTGTGCCGACGTCAGAGCGCAACTGGACGCACGTGAACGTGAGCGGCGCCGACCTGTTGCGCGCCGACGTCATCGTCGAGGTCCAAATGTGAGAAGGGAGCACCTATGAGTCCAACCAAGAACGGTGAGAACGGTGAGAACGGTGGCACGGCGCTGCTCGACGCGCCCACCTTGACGGCGACGGGCGACCCGGTGCCGCCGACGGCGTCGCCGCTGATCCTCAACGACGCCTATTACGAACTGAACGGCGTGAACCTGCGCTGCCTGGTCAAGCACCTCGAGGTCATCCCCGAGAACAAACTCGTGACGATCACCAGTTTCTGCGCCGAGACCGACTACGTGGGCGTGACGAAATGGCACCAAAAGGTGACCTTCCACCAGTCATTCGACGTCGGCGCGGTCTACCAGACGCTGAACGCCGCCTATACCAACTTCGTCGCCACCGGGGCGCCGGCCACCTTCAAGGCCCGGCCGCATTCGAGCCAGGTGGCCAGTGCCACCAACCCGATCATCTCGGGCCAGGTCATCCCCCAGCCCTTCGAGCTCCTGATCGGCGACGCCGGGGCGAGCTCCGAGGTGGCCATCGATTGGAACCTCTTGGCCCCGCCCAACGTCGACAATGGCAGCGTGGCCGCCACCGGGGCGACGGCGGGCCAGCCGGGCTACTACAGCCCGAGCGGCGCGAGCGTCCCGGCCAACCTGGCCGCCCTGGCCGGCGTGACCGCCACCCCGGCCACGGCGTGGGCCACGGGCACCTACGTGCTCACCGCCGACCTGCTCGGTGCGCACTGGTCCGGTACCGCCTGGGCCGCCGGCAAGGCCTAAGTGGCCACGACCGAGACGGTCGACGTGGTCGGGCTCGCCGCCCTGGCGAGCGACGGCCGGCGCCTCTGTGCCAATGGTGGCGCGCTCGACGCCGCCCTCAGCCAAGCCGGGCGCACCGTGCTCGAGCCGGTCGCCGCCCAGACGCGCTCGGCCTATCCGAACGTCAGCGGCACGCTGGCCGGCTCGGTCACCGTGACGACGTCGCGCTCGGGTGCCGCGGTACGGGTCGAGGCCATCTACGCCGGGCCGGTCGACTTCGGTGGCTGGCCGCCGGGGCGCACCTACGTCGGGAGCGGGCGCTACCTGTTCCCCGCGGCCGAAAGCATTGACGCGTCGGGCCCTGAGGCCTACGCCGCCGCCACCCAGCGTGCCCTCGACGGCTTCGCCTGGACGAATAGCGGGGGCAGCGCGCATGACTGATCCCTTCGTCGCCGACGAGCCGCTGCCCGAGGTGGTCTCGGTGACCCAGGCCTTCAGTGCCCGCCTGCCCTCCCAGCGCGTCCTCGACCTCGTGACGAAAATAGAGGGCATCGACTTCGCCGCCTTGGCGACGACCTCGCCCTTCCGCCTCGTCGCCTTCCGGGCCTTGCTGCGTGACTACTCCGAGCGCGACCCCACGTCGCTGTGGCTGCACGCCTACGGCGTCGAGGTCGAGGTCGAGGACGTAAACCCTACGAACGGCAGCTCGCCGACGCCCGGGCCCATTTCTGCCGCTATTGGCGAATGACACCGGGCCAGATCGACGAGCTCGACGACGAGGACTTCGCCGCCATGGTGCGACTGATGCAGGCCGAGGCCGAGGAGATCGCCCGAGCGAATAGGAAGCGCTAAATGACCTCCCCGTCGCTGATGGTCCGCATCCTGGGCGACGCCGCCGCCCTGGGGAGCACCTTCGGCGCGGTCGCTGAGAAGGGCAAGAGCGCCGCGGCGGGCATCCATAGCGCCTTCTCGGGCATGCTCGGCACGCTGAACAGCACCGGGGTGCTCGGGCCCTTCGGCGCCGCTCTCCAGACGGCCGACCAGTCCCTCCAGCAGATGGAAGGGCACGCCAAGAGCACCAGCGACAAGATGATCGGGCTCGGCGGCGCCTCGGCCGGCGTCGGGCTCGCCCTCTCCGCTCTCGGGTCCAAGGACCAGGCGGCGCACCAGCAGCTCCAGGCCTCGATTGCCGCCACCGGGCACTCTTACGACCAGTTCGCCACCAAGATCGACGCCGCCGTCGGGCACCAGGAGAAGTTCGGCCACACCGCGGACGAGACGGACAACGCCCTCCAGAGCCTGACCCAGGCCACCCATAACCCGACCGAGGCCCTCAAACTGCTCAACACGGCGTCTGACCTCGCCGCGGCCAAGCATGAGAGCCTCGAGGCCGCCGCCACTTCGCTCGGCAAGGCCTACAACGGCAGCGGTCGGGCGCTCAAGGACTTCGGCATCACCGTCAGCGCCACGGGCTCGGCGCAAAAAGAGCTCGAGAAGGCGACCACCGGGGCGCAGAAGGCTGACGACACCCTGGCCACCTCGAAGCGGGCTTTAGCCGAGCTCGAGGCCGAGGACGCCTCGAAGAAGTCACTGACCACCGTGGAGGCCATGAAGCTCCAGGACGCCCAGAACAAGGTGGCGACCGCCACGCTGAGCGCCAAGGGCGCCCACGAGCAGCTCAACCAGGCGCAAAAGGACGTCGCCAGCGGCACGAGCGCGAACACCAAGGCGCTCGACGAACTCAGTGGCAAGTTGAAGGGGCAGGCGTCCGCGGCGACTGACACCTTCAAGGGGCGTATGGACGCGCTGAAGGCCACCGTTCAGGACCACATTTCGCTGTTCGGGCAAAAGTACGGGAAGGCCATCTCGACCGCCGGGCTCGCCATGGCCGGGCTCGGCTCGGTTATGAAGGGCGCCGAGGGGGCGACCAAGGCCCTCAAGGACTCCCAGGTCATCCAGAGCGCGGCGACCAAGACGGCGACGGCCATCCAGTGGCTCTTCAACGCCGCCATGGATGCCAACGTGATCGTGATCGTGGTGCTGGCCATCGTGGCGCTGATCGCCATCGTGATCTTGCTCTACACGCATTTCAAGATCGTGCGCGACGTCATCGACGACGTGTGGCAGTTCATGAAAAAGGCGTGGGCCGACATCTTGAGCATCATCTCGGGCGTCTTCAATTGGATCAAGGACAACTGGCCCTTGCTGCTGGCCATTCTGCTCGGCCCGTTTGCCCTCGCCGTGCTCTTGATCGTCGAGAACTGGCACACCATTCTCAAGTTCTTCGAGGACCTGCCGGGCAACATCTTGCAGGCCCTCGGCAATCTCGCCGGGTTGCTCCTCGGCGTCGGTATGGACATCATCCACGGCCTCGAAGCGGGCCTGAAATGGGTGTGGGACAACGAGGTCACCGGCTGGCTCGACATCGGCTCCAAGATCAAGAGCATCATCGGCACCCTGGGCGCGCTGCTCTTCGACGTGGGCAAGTCCATCATCAAAGGCTTGCTCGACGGCATGAAGAACGCCTGGACCGACGTCACCGGCTGGATGGGCGACATGGGCAGCAAAATCAAGGGTTTCATCACCAACCCGCTCTCCATCTTCAGCCCGTCGAAGGTCATGGCCGAGGTGGGCCAGAACATCATGGCCGGGCTCGGCCTCGGCCTGCAGTCGGGTTTCGGCCAGCACGTGGTGCCCGCACTGGCCCAGACCGTCGACACGCTGCTCGCCCCGACGTCGGGCTCGAGCGGTACGAGCGGCGCGCTCGCCGTGCCCCAGGGGCGCAGCGGCCCGGCCGTGGTCGTGCACCACCAGACCTTCAACAGTGGCGTGGACGTCGATGCGTTCATGCAGAAGGCGGCGTGGCATATGCGGACGCGGCGGCCCTGATGACGACGTGCAACCGCAAAGCCTGGCTCGTGCTCGGCTCGCAGACGCTGCTGCTCGAGGACCCGTCCAAAGGCTACTTCTGCACGAACCTCGACCTCGGGGCGCCTGACGTGCGGGCAGTGATGAACCCCAACCCCGACCGGCACGGGCTGACCGACCGCTCAGCGTTCATGGGCGGGCGCGTCATCGAGGCCGACGTGACCGCGGTGACGGGCGCCGGGGCGCGCATCGACGCAGTGGCGGCAAGCTTCGCCCCGTACATGGACCCGAGCGTGCGACCACAGCTGCACTACGTGCTCGACCGACCCGGCTTGCCTGAGCGCGTGCTCACGCTGCGGGCGATCGCGTATGACTCAAAGATCGACGCCCCCGGCCAGCGCGACGTGATCATGCAGTGGGAAGCGCCTGACCCGATAGCGAAAGATGCGAACGTGCAGAGTGCGTTCAGCTACGCCGGTTCGGGGCTCGCAGGTCGCGTGTACAACCTCGTCTATGCCCGCGCCTACCCGACCGGCACGCAAGCAGCGACGAGTGCGACGCTGCAGCAGAACCCAGGCGACGTGACCGTCCGACCGTTCCTGCGCATCTACGGTCCGATCACTGCGCCGAACGTGAGCGGCACTGTGTACACGTCGGTCGGCTCTGGCGCGAACTATGCGCTCACGTTCGCGTCGTCGTTTCGCATCGACGCCGGCCATTGGGTTGACGTCGACAGCGAACGGCGCACGATCCATTACGACAGCGACCCTGCGCAGAGTGCGCTCGCTGCTGTGCGCTGGGACCTCCCGAGCGTCGGCTGGCTGTACCTGCCGCCCAGCCCCGGCAGTGCGCAGCTGACGCTGAGCGGCAGCTCGACGAGCGCAATCACGCAAGCCCAGCTCACGTGGCAAGACGGGTATCTGACGTGACAGCGAGACTGACCGCAGTGACCCCGAACACCGGCTCGATCGCGGGCGGGACGCACGTGCGCGGTATCGGCACAGGCTTTCAAAGCGTCACCATCACGAGTATCACGCTCGGCGGCGTGCCCGTCCCGTGGTTCGCTGTGATCGACGACGCCACGCTCGCCATGATCACGCCGCAGAGCGACGCTCTCGGCCCTGCTACTGCGATCATCTACTCAGGCGGGTCGGGCACGAGCGCGGCAGGTGTGTTCAGCTATGTCTCACCGGGCGGTGGCGTGCCGATGCCTGATCGCGGGCGCTGGCGCTTGGCGCTTCACCAGCGCGTGTTCAGTGACACACCCGGCTCGACGCTCATTGCTGATCTCTTTGACGCACGCGGCAGACAGCTGACGCAAGCATGGGACAGCCCTGCAGAGCTGACGTTCACCCTCGACGGGGAGACGACGTCAGCGCAGCTCGTCAGCGAGCTGACGACTGACGTGCGCGCCTATCGCTGGGACGAGCAGAGCGGCAACGACGTCGAGATGTTTCGCGGCATCGTCGATCACTCAGAAGATCAGCTCTCAGAGGACAGCGCTGTCGTCACGTTCACGTGTCACGACTACGCCGCGATGCTCTCTCGGCGCATCTTGACGTCGACGCTCAGTGTCACTCAATCTGAGCAAGACAACCTCGCGATCTCGCTCGCCAACACCGCCAAGACGGCGCCGTTCACACCCGGCAGCTACCTGCCGGTCTGGCCGAAACTTGTGAATCCGGACGGGACGATACGCAGCGCCAACAGCGGCCAGCTGCGGGACCGCACGTATCTCGGGCAGACGAACATCGGCACTGCGCTCGACGAGCTGGCGAAAGTCATCAGCGGCTTTGACTACGACGTCGTGCCGCAGCAGTTCGCCAATATCAACCTCGCCCCGCAGAGCGACACGTCGATCCTGCGCATCTTCTACCCGATGCAAGGGGTGACGCGCACTGACATGGCGCTCGTCTACGGGGCGAACGTCGCTGCGCTCACGCGCACAGTCTCGTCTGACACGTATGGGAACTACTGGCGCGTGCTCGGCAACAACCAGTCGAGCAACGCTGCCGACCCGCAGTGGTCCTCAGTCGCGTCGAACAGCGACGCGAACAACGTGACAGTGAATCCGATCGGGACGTGGATGAGCGGCGACAACGCAGCTGACGTGACGATCCAGTCGACGCTCGATCAGCAAGCGCTCGGCGATCTCAATCTGTCGGGTCTGCTCGTGCCGACATACACGCTCACGCTCGCGCCCGGCGCCTATCGCTACGGCTACCCGAAGATGGGCGACACCGTCCCGCTCGTCGTCGAGAAAGGGCGGCTCAACGTGAACACGACGCTGCGTGTGATGGGGATCACGTACGCGATCGGCGAGGACGGCGACGAGGACGTCTCGCTCGTGCTCGGTCGCTCACCGCTCTCGCTGTACAACCTCGTCACTGCAGGCTCAGCAGACATCAACGCATTGACAAGGAGGTAGGACTATGGCTCATTTCGGACCGCTTTGGCTGCAGCAAGGCAGCTACTCGGCTGGCTCTGACCGGCGGCTGATCGGAGCGCTCTGGCCGAGCGGCGGTGTCACCGGCATGGCGGTCTCCCCCGGTGGCTCGGGCATGAGTCTCGCTGTCGCTCCCGGCAGCTGCGCAGTGCCGACACCGAACAACACCGGCTCGACGCTCTGTGCGACCGACGCTGTCGACAACAGCGCAAGCTGCCCAGCAGCGCCAGCGAGCGGACTGAACCGCTACGACGTCGTGACAGTGCTCCCGCGTGGGAACGATCTCGACGGCGGGGCGAACAACGACTGGATACTGAACGTGATCAGCGGGACTGCAGTCGCGTCACCGACTGTGCCTGCCGTACCGGCAGGGCAGCTCGCGCTCGCACAGATCTACGTGCCGGGCGGCTCCGCGAGCGTGAGCGCGGGCAACATCACCGACCTGCGCGTCTCACCGCTCGCCGTGCCGATGGGCGCCATCCACTATGTGGGCAACCCGGGTGAGCCGCCGTTCCAAAATGGCTTTGCCAACATCGGGGGCGGAACAGGTCCGGCGCGGTTCTGTCTGCAAGGGACCCGCGTCATGGTTGAGGGCGGCATTACAGGTGGTCCGACCAGCGGCAGCGCCACAATCTTTACGCTGCCGGTCGGTTACCGCCCCACTGCGACCCACAACTTCTGGGTGCGTACAGCGTCGGCCGACGTGGGCCTGACGGTGAGCATCTCCCCTACCGGGGCCGTCGCATTCACCGCCACCGCCAGCACGTCACAGTTCGTTTCGCTGGACTCACTCAACTTCGACATTCGATGAGACGTCGCCTGTCGCGTTCCAAAACGAAAGGAGCAACAACCATGAGCGACACAACCGACCAGCCAGTACCCACGCCCGAAGAGCAGCCCGAGCGCCGGCTCCCGGACCCGACGCCAGAGCCCGAGACCGAGCCCGTCGAGGACTGGGCCCGAGAGGGTCGTCGTGACGCTCCGGCGTGACTGGATCGGCTCACCCAACTACTCCTCGAGGGCGAGTGGCGTGAGGCTGGTGGTCCTCCACACCGCCGAGGGTGCGCTGACCTACCAGTCGCTCGGCAACTACTTCGCCTCGTCGAGCTCGGGCGTGAGCTCGCACGTCGGCATCGATGACACGCCCGGGGTCATCGGTGAGTACGTGCGCCGGGACCTCAAGGCCTGGACTCAGGGCAACGCCAACCCGTACTCGGTGGCGGCCGAGCTCTGCGCCTTCGCGGCCTGGACGGGGGAATGGGCCCAGCACCCGACCATGCTCGAGAACACGGCGGCGTGGGTCGCTGAGGAGTGCGCCGCCTTCAACATCCCGATCCGGCGCCTCTCGGCGGCCGAGGCTCAGGGCGGGGCGGCCGGGGTCTGCCAGCACGTCGACCTCGGGGCGGCCGGGGGCGGGCACTGGGACTGCGGGCCGGGCTTCCCCATGGAGCAGGTGATCGACATGGCGGCCGGCGGCGCAGCGCCGAGCTCGCCCGATGAAAGTGAGGCACGCAACATGGTCCTACTCGACGAGCGCAGCGGCGGCTACTGGGTCGCCTTCAGCGACGGGGCGGTGCACGCCTATGACGGGGCGCCGTTCCTCGGCGGCACCAATAACGACCGCTACAACGCCGGGCACAAACCCTGTGTCGGCATCGCGGGGCGCCTCGAGGCCGACGGCGGGTATTGCCTCGTGGTCGATTTCGGCAACCGAGACTGCCGGCGCTATGAGTTCCCTTACGACGGCTCGGCGCGGGTTTAGCCGAAGATTTCAGTAGAGATGCAACCCAGGTAGACCACCTACATCCGGTGATGCACCTTCCGCGGCAGGTGATGGCCGCGCCGGAGGGGCGACGGATTACACAAATGTGGTTTCGCGCACGCACACATTTTGGAGCCAACGAGGGCGCCAAACGTGGAGCCATCTATGGAGCCAACCGGGGCGCCTCACAGGGGTTCCGGGGGGTTCCAAGGGAGCCAGAATGAGCGCTCAGACCCTGGTGGATGGAGCCCTCAGCACTTTGCCAAGGTGAGGGTCGCGGGTTCGAATCCCGTCTTCCGCTCCAGGTCAGAGGGCATAAATCGCTTGGAGCTTGGAGCCATGGAGCCAAGGTGGGAGGCCATGGAGCCAAGATCGCCTGTACTATGGCCGTTCTAGCGATGCTCTAGGGAGGTCGGATTGTGGCGAATTGGGACGAGAAACGTGGCTGCTTCCGCATCGTCATCGACGTTTCGCGACCGGGCGAGCCTCGCCGGCGCAAGTACCGCGACGTCCATGTGTCGAACACCCGCTCGGGCAAGAAGGCAGCCGAGCTGGCCGAGGCCAAACTGCGGGTCGAATTGGCTCTGGCGGCCGAGGCTGCCTGGCCCGGGGGGAGCGGCAAGGCCGTCACGTTCGGCTCCTACGCCGCCGACTGGATCGAGCGCAAAGCGGGCTCGTGGAGTCCCAAGACGGTCAAGGAGACCCGCTACGCCCTGCGGCGCTACATCCTGCCCACCCTCGGCAATACGGCACTCGATGAGGTCAGCCCGGCCCAGATCGAGCGGCTCTATGCCCAGTGGGGTGCGGACAAGCGCTCCGCCTCGGCCCGGCGGCGCTGGCACGGCACGATCCGCACGATCTTCGCCGACGCCGAGCGCCTGGGCGAGCTGCGCCGGCCCAACCCGATGCTCAGGGTCAGCCCGGCCGGGGGGCGAGCCCCCGAACGGCGGATCCCGACCCCAGAGGAGCTCCGGGCCATCATCGACGCGGTCCGCAGTCCCCTGGCCACCACGTTCTTCGAGCTCGCCGCGTCCAGCGCGGCCCGGCGGGGCTCGGTCATCGCCCTGCGCTGGCGTGACGTCGACCTCGAGGTGGGCCGGGTCTCCTTCATCGAGGCCGCCACCGAGGGCGAGGACGGTCTCGTGGTGCTCAAGGAGAACAAGGGGGGCCGGGTCTACGCCGTCGGGATCGCCGGCCGGGCCCTCGAGGCGCTGCGCCAGGAGCACCGTCGCGCCGCCGAGAGGACGCTGGCCCTCGGGATGTCAGGAGGTTTGGACAATCTGTTCATCTTCTCGGGCGATGCGGGAGCGACCCATCTCAATGTGAGCTGGCCCAGCCACCAGTTCCACGAGGCCTGCAAGCGGGCCGGGGTGAGCGGGGCCCACCTCCACGACCTGCGTCACTTCGCCGCCAGTCGCATGCTCTCGGCTGGCATCCCGACCCGCAACGTGGCCGACCGTCTCGGCTGCACCGAGGGCAACGTGATCCGCACCTATTCGCACCGTGTTCCCAGCCCCGAGGACGCCCGGGCCACCGAGGTCATGGCGGCCGTGCTGGGTTAGTGCATCAAGAAGGCAAGGATTTCTGACGTTGTCCTATTGATGTCCTAGCGGGTGGAGGTTTATCTATATATACCGGGGTGGGAGATGTCGGTGGGGGAAACCCTCAGAAATGGGGCTTTCTCTCCTAGCACCGGATGTAGGTGATGCACGTGAGTTCGTATCAGCTGACCAAATCCGAGCGTAAGGCTATGGCCAAGCGACTTCAAGCTGCTCGGTTTCTGGCCAAAAAGACGGTCAGGGGAACCGCCGACGAGATGGGTGTGGCCCCCGCCAGCATTAGCCAGTGGCTCTCGGGCACGGTTCCGGTGCCTGAAAGCCGGGCCCGCCTGGCCGAGATTTACGGGGTCCCCGAGGAGGTCCTCTTCGCCGAGGTCATCGCCCACGAGGCCGAGGCCCGCAAACTCCTCAGCGCGTGAGCGACGCCCTGCTCGATGCCATCGAGCGGGCCATCGAGGAAGCCCTCGAGCACAGCCTCCCGGGCGTCGTCGATCGGCTCGTCGAGGTCGGCGGTCCCCGCGCCTACTCGGTGCTCGACGTGGCCGAGCGCCTCAATCTCTCCGAACCCAGCGTTCGCCGGCTCATAGCGGCCGGCTACATCCAGACGGTTCCCCACCTCAACCCGACACGGATCGCCGCCAGCGAACTGGATGAGTTCCTCTCCAAAAAAGCCACGGAGCGGTGACCACAAATGACGAGGAGGACCATGCCCGTGAACCCTGACAACCAGCTCGAGTTCGACGAAGAGGTCGTCAACGACGCCGAGCTCGAGAAGGCTCTCGAGCAGCGCGAGAAGCGCAAGGCGTCACGCAATGCGCTCGCCGCCGAGTTCAAAGAGGCCGACGACAAGGCCAAGGCGCTCATCGCCGGTATCGAGCTCGAGCCCGACACGACGGTGCGCTGCGGGCGTTTCAAGATCACTCGGTCCCACGTCGAGGGCCGCTCGGTCTCCTTCGAGACCGAGTCAACCAATCGGTTGTCGATCACTGCGGACTCGTGAGCGTCATCGACCAAAGCACCGGCGAGATCGTCCCCATCGCCCGCCCCGGCTTACTCACCGCGGCGCCGGTGGCCGACGCCCTGGCCCTACAGCGCACCTTCCACGAGTTGTGCACAGCTCTGCTCGACCGCTCGGACTATCAACGGATCGGAGCCACCGAGTTCAAGAAGAAGTCGGCGTGGCGCAAGCTGGCCGCCGCCTTCAATGTGTCCGACACCATCGTCGAGCGGAACTACGAGCGCGATAACGACGGCCGCATCATCCGCTGCGAAGTCCTGGTTCTCGCCACCGCCCCCAATGGCCGCAGCACCGAGGGCATGGGGCTGGCCTCGATCTACGAGCGCAAGTTCTCCAACCCCGAGCACGACATCCCGGCCACCGCGCACACCCGGGCCAAGAACCGCGCCTTCGCCGACCTCTTCGGCCTGGGCGAGGTCTCGGCCGAGGAGATGACCGACGAGCCCCGCCCGCCGGTGGTCAGGCGTGCGCCGGCGGCCCGCAAGTCCAAGAGGCCGGAACCGACCCCACCACCGGGGACCGTCGACCTGGCCACCGTGCTGGGCGACATGACCCAGCGCCAACGTGACGACTTCCGCTCATGGCGCAAGGCGAAGGGCTGGGATTGGCCGCCCGCCGACGTCGACCAGCTCTCAGCCATGGCGCTCGAGGTCGACCGCTTGCTCGCCGTCGAAGCCGAGGAGCACGACACCTACGACGGTCCCGACGAGTGACGACCTGCCAGGTCCTACCGAGCTGGACGGCCCACCCGTGCCCGGGTGAAGCCTGCGCGACGTGGGTCCACCACGGCAACGTCAGCGTGCCTGTGTGCGAACAGCACGCGTCCCTATTGCGTCAGGGCAGTTGCACGGTGATCTCAGACGACGAGGAGGCGCCCTTGGACGACTGAGCCCACCCGCCCTCGACGAGAGGAGGCCATGCGCCCCCGTACCGCCGTTTTGCTTTGTCTCACCGTTCTCCTGACTGGAGTTCCGCTGTGGATCACCTTGACAACGAATCCGAGTCCACCCTCACTGAGGACCAGCTTCGCCGGAACCTCGAGGCCCTTAGCCGAATTGTTGCCGACCTCGTGGACGACGTCGACGACGCTGTCGTCACCCTCGCCTGTCTCGACGCCAAGCTTGCCGCCCTCGCCGCCGGTGACTACGCCGAGCTATGACCACCGCTGGGACGCCGTGGCGACGTGTGAAGAGGGAGGCTGGGTCGGAGCAGCCGGAGCCCGTTATCCGGATTCTCTGGGCATCTCAGCGGCCAACTGGAGCGCATATGGGGGAGGAGACGACCTCTCACCCGCCGCTCAGGTTGCTGTGGCCGAACGCATTGAGGCAGCTGGAGGTCTGGCGGGCTTCGTTCCCGACCAGCACGGCTGCGCCGCCTGGTGAGCCATGAGGTGCCCGGTGTGCCACACCGATCTCGAACCGGTGCTGGTGGTCCATGACGCCGCCGGGGCGCCCACCCTCGAAGCATGGAGCCGCGAAGCGTGGAGCGAAGCCGAAGGGGCCGCCCTGCTCCGTGAAGCCGAGCATCGGGAGAACCTCGAGTGATGAGCATCCGCGCCATGGCCGCGGTGTGGGAGTACTCGAGCACGGAGGGCGCCGCTCTCCTGGTGGCGCTGGCCCTGGCCGATCACGCGAACGCCGATGATCTCTGCTGGCCGTCCCAACTCCGCATAGCGCGCCAGTGCCGGGTGTCAAAGTCCACGGTGCAGCGCTGTATCGGGGAACTCGCGAAAGCCCGCGAGATCACCCGGGTGGAGATCGGCAACGGCCGCGGGAAGACCACGGTCTACCGAATCACCCTTGTGGATAACCTGGGTAGCACCGGCATAAAGGGCCCGATGGTAGGGCCCTTTAGTGACCCTAAAGGTACCGGCCTGCGCGCAGAAAGGGCCCGATCTGCGCGCTTAAAGGGTGTCACTGGTGACGCACAAACCGTAAGGAACCGTAAAGAACCGCGCGACGTGAATCCGGGGCTTGTGGATGACGACGACCCGGATCTGACGCCCCCCGATGCCGTCACCGCCCGCGTGGCCGCCATCCGCGAAGCCGTTCGCCACCACCCCGCCGGCCTCGAGCTACTCGAGGAAGGGGAGTGACGTGAAAGGTGACCCGCCGAGCGCCGGGCTGAACAAGGTGTCCCGTCGCCCGACGGGCTGAACAAGGAGAGTAACGAATGAGTGATTCAGCACGAACAGATGATTGGCCCGGAGATGATGACACTTCACCGGTTGAGGCAATCCAGCAATGTGCACTTGAATTGGATCATCGGTTCTATCTAGTCGACATGACCCCAAACCTGGCCGCGCTCATCCTGGGGATTAATCACCAGAACCGTAAGATCAAGTCGGGCCGTCTCAGCACCTATGCAAGGGATATGGCAAATGGCAGATGGCGGCTGAGTCCTCAGCCCATTGTGCTTAGCGACACGACGCTATGGGATGGGCAGCACCGTCTGAGGGCGGTAATCGTGGCGAAGGTCACTATCCCGCTGATCGTGGTAATCACGACTGACGAACTCTGGCAGGACGTGCTGCAGGTGGTCGACACGGGCGCGTCTCGTACGCTCTATGACGTTCTCTATATGCTCGGCGTAGATAACGCGTCTCTCGTCGCTTCCGCTGTGAAGCAAAGTCTCGTGTTCACCTACCATGACGCTTCGGCAACGCTGCCGCATCCTCCGGCGTCGTGGTCGCGTTCGGAACAAATGGACTACTGGGAGGAAAACAAAGAGCTATTCGCCTACGTGGCCGCCCTCGCGAAAGAACGAGGAGCACGTTTGGGAATCAGCCGAGATAAGTGGGCCGGGCTCCATGCTCGACTACGCCTGCTGAATCCAGAATTCGCAGATCAATTCATGCAACGGTTGATGGACGTTCCGAGCGAAGAAGACGGGTTCCATTCTCTGCGGGCCTACCTGTTGAACCAGGAAGCGAACCTTCGGACCGTGAAAGAGCATCAGTTCGTGCAGGTTGTCGCGAAGGTGTGGAATGCGTGGATTGCTGGTGAAATTGCAACCGTCAAACTCATTAAGTATCTCCCCGACCAGCGGGTCGGATTCAATCTGCCGCCCGCGTGAGAACCAGGTGTCAACGCCGGGTTGACAGCGAGCGGGAAGCGCTCGAGCAACTGGCCGAGCATGTGGACGAGGCCGAGTCCCGGCGCCGGCACCCGAGCGCGCCGACGTGACCAACTGCCCCTTCGACGGCGCCGACCTCACCGACGACGATGGCGCTTCGTGGCCGTACTGCCCGGTCTGTGGATACGAGCCCGACGAGTGACGAGTTCCACTGTCCCGCTCCTCTCCGAGGCCGAGTGGCAGCGCCAGGTAATCGAACTGGCCACCACCCTGCGCTGGGCCGAGTACCACGCTTACCTCTCGATCCGTTCCCCGCGGGGCTGGCCCGACCTGTCGCTTTGTCGCCCACCTCGGCTCGTCCTGGCCGAACTCAAGACTGACCGCAAGGCGTCCAAGCTCAGCCCGGCGCAAGAGCGCTGGGTCGACCTGCTCGGTCGTTGCCATGGTGTCGAGGTCTACGTGTGGCGCCCGAGCGACATCGACGAGATCGTCGAGGTGTTGCGGTGACCGTCAACTATGGCGGCGCGGCACTGGTCTTCGTCTTGGCGCTGCTCGTGTTCGTCTTCGTGCTGGTCGGCACGTGACCACGCCCCGCCGATGGTGGCGCCGGCGCCGAGCCCGACCATTCGACTGGGCCGAACACTGTCCCGAGTTGCTCGAGCCCGGCGGCCACGTGCACCTGGTCGCCACCAGCAGCCCGGCACGCAAGCCGGTGGGCTTCACCAGTGCCGTGAGCGACGCCCGAGCGTCCGCTCAGCCTGGCGGCGCTGGGTGATCAGTCCACCGCCACGAGAGTTACATGACAGACATGCCGCTCTTAAGTTGGTTGTGCTGTGTGTGCCGCCGTCGACGAGGGCAACCACGTGGTCGACAGTCGTGGCCACACCAGTGCAACGAGGACCACGCACCTCGCAGCGATAACCCGCCGCCTCGAGCACGGCCTGGCGCTGGTTGCGGTAGCTGCGGTCGTGGTGGAAACGACTCACTGAGTGACAAGTCAAACACCCGCCCCAATGGTGGCGGGGTGGTGGGCGAACCGGACACCCCCCAGAGTGGGGACTCCTCCCTACGTGGTGGTGGTGGTGGCGGCGCCCTAACGACTCGACGCACAGACCATGCGCTCAGTCGGCCGCCCGGGACTCGGCTACAAAAGTGCAGGTGGGGGGCTGTTTTTGACGAGCGATGTGATGCCCCAC